AGTATAACCATCAAAATCTGTATAATTTTCAAATATAATTAAATCGTCTACTGATACAAATTCATTGAATTGGAAGGGTTTGTCAGGAACCATATCTCCATCACTGTCTATAGGTGCGACTTTAACTTTTCTATTATCTGTATAACCGTCTGCATATTTAAATACATCATTAATTGTGTAAATTAAATCTTCATCTAATCTGTCTTTTGCTTGTTTGTATTCAACTATAATCTTGTCTCTTGAAATAGCACCTGTAGTATCTGTTGCAAACAAATATTGATTATTGCTTACATCATCATACACTATTGTTCCTGTTTCTGCCGCAGTATTAGAACTTATAATCTGTAGTGAACCTTGGTAGTTTGCTCCTGAACCACCGTGTGCAATAGGTACTGTTGTCCCATCAACACCATATGAATAAGCATCACTGTTGCTACCATGATAAATTTCAACTAATCCTGTTCCACTATTATATGCTTTATATGTAATATTACCATTTGGGTCCATAATATTGTAACCAAACGTAGTGTTAGAAAATGCTAATGTTATATTACTAGGCAGTTTAGAAATTCTACCTTCATTGTTTGAAATAGTAACATTAGGTGTTGCACCAACACCATCATTAAAATATGTATTTAATGTAGCATTTGCTTCATTTACAAATCTATTTACAGTGGCAATATTTGCAACACTGACATTACTTACTGATAGTGTATCGTTTCTCAATAGGCCATAATTACTTTGCCATTTTACATTTATATCATACCATTTAATATCTCTTGTTCTTAAAGAAATATTTGTGCTTAATCCAATTGGGTCATAGTATGTGGAATTGTCTAAACTTTGCCATGCATCTCCAACACTATCTGCATCTGAATCAGCCCAAACAAATGTTTCGGTTACTCCTGGCTTGTAATTTAATGTGTTAAAAATAATTTGGTCTTGCTTTGCTCTTGTTGTGCTATCTGTTACTTTAACATTTTTAATATTATAAAACTTAAGATCGTTTCTACTTTGTACTACATATGACAATCCTCTTATAGTAACCGTATATCTGTAACTGTTATTATCTATAGGACTAAATTCAAACTTCAATAACCAACTATTATCTAATTGATTTGAAGACGTATCTCTTGCACTTACAACATCTAGACTTCCTGTTTTAAGTAAATTTTCATTTTCTATAACATACCATTCTTGTGCTGTAAGATCAAACCCTAATCCAAATGTTCTTTTGTTTTCTAAAGCAGTTTGTATTGCAGTTTGTTCACTGCTTGTAAATGACCTTCTTAAACTTACAATAACTGCGTCTGCTCTCCAACCATCATTAACACTTGCACTTAATGTCCAAGGTCCTATGCTAGTACTT